TGCCATTGTTTGTGAATCGTTATCTGAACCTGTAAAGGTTGTTTGACCAGCAGTGGCAGTATAATCAAACTCTGCTCTTGCAACTATAACATCTGCAACACTAAATGTTCCAAATGCATTTATGTTTAAAGTATCTCCTGCTTCTGCACCTACTCCTAAAACTACAGCTGTTCCATTCGTTGCTGTATAATCGGCGGCTGCTAATCTAACACCATTAAGGAATACATCTATTTGTCCAGCAGTATATGATAGTGAATTACTATTACCATCATTTCCACTAAAAGATGTTTGTCCTGCCGTAGCAGTATATACATACTCTACTCGTGTTGCGCCTTTCGATACTTCTCTACTTCGTGTCATTTTAAATTAATCCTATTGAATATATGTTTATTTATACAAACTATTATGATGGTTTTGTAGGCCATGTGACATTTTCAGCTTTTTCTACTGTATCCACACCACTAGTTATATCTCTAAGTGCTTGTCTGTATGTAGTCCATGCTGAAGACATTGTGACATCACTCAAAGCTAAATAATCAGTTTCAGATATTCTTCTATTTCTATCTGTTCTTAGAACATCCATTGCTCTTGAAAGAGCACCATTTGCCCAAGCAGTTTCTTCAGCATCTCTTGCTGTTTCTTCTGCATCTGTCATTTGACGCCTAACTCCATTTTCTAATATATATCTCGGCATTATTTTTCTCCTATTTTCCTATTCCATATAATGTAAATGTACCACTATCTATATTACCTGTGCTCATTTTAAATGAAATACCTGTTACTGCTGATGCAGTTTTAATTTGTCCTGTTGTAAATGTCTGTGCTCCACCTGGTGCATCATCTTTTGCAACAGTCCTACTATAAAAATGTTTATGAAATGTTGTACTCGATAGTCCATACATCCAAATATATCCATTACAACATGATTCAGCATTAGTTTCAATAGTATCTGCATATCCTATTGATTGATATGCTGTACCACTATTTTGGTCTTCACTTGCATCTGCATTATTATTACTTGCACTTCCAGCTTCTGTATTTGAACCATTAGTTTGAGCAGTACACAATGATAAATCAAAGTCTGACCCATTTGTTGTAAATTGACATGTTAAGATAGAGCCAGCAGATGGGTGAACATTATTATAAAATATTATGTAAGCATTGTAACTAGAATCTATACCAGAAGTAATATTAACAACTGAATCAGATGATGCTGTATTTGTAGATATTTTAGCTAAAGAATCCCCACCAGAAAATCCAGAGCCCCAACCAAAGTTTTTTGATATTGATTTATAAGTTGCCATTATGCTTCACTAAATCCATAAAGAGATACACTTCCAGCATCTATATTACCAGATGAAAAATCAATTCTAAATCTATCTATGGCTCCTGTTATTTGTATATTTGAACCACCATGACAGGCTTCCATTTCATCAGGTGTGACACTAACAAAATCATATATAAAACTTTTATATTGGTCAGTTTCACCAGGGTTATGAAAATAAATATGACCAGAAGCCGAATCGGTTGCATTACTATTACTTACATTTATAGCAACAGGTTGTCCACCTGTTCCTTGTTGTAAATCATTAGTATCATCTATTCCAACTGTGACACTACCATCGCCATAACTCATTCTTTGAATCCATTGGCAACTAGTTTTACTATCTGTAAAATCACCATCACCAGGGTGAAATCGTAATTCGGGTTTTGAATTTGCTGGATGCATATTACAACATACAATTAAATATGTTTCATATGTATCATCAAGAACAACATCACTAGTACCATGAATAAAATCTAAAGCTGCAACAGAACTAGAAACTGTTTGTGTTTTAATAAGTTTCCAAGCACCACCAAGACCTGTTGCGCTAGTACTTGTAGTGAAATTAAATTTTATATCTTTATAATTTGCCATTATTTTGCTAGTCCAAACATAGTAATTCTACCACCATCTATTTCACCTGTATTATATTTAAACCTTACACGAGTTAATGGTGTGGTTGTTTGAAAATAACCAGCACTTTCATAAACTTCTACATATTGAGTAGCACCTGCAGCTCCTGTTCCACTCATTTTAGATAACCAATGTTTTTCAAATGTTGTTGAACTAGGATTAAACAAATATAAATATCCACCTTGAGTACCTCTAGTTTGGAAATCGCCAGGGCTACCAGAACCTTTTTGTGGTGGGGTAAATGTGCAAAAATTAGTAGTATTTTCATTAGGACCACCATGTCCACCAGGTCCTGCTGCACCATCATGACCATGATACCAACTGAGTACCATAGATGTATTTGTTATATTATAATTTGTATTAGTACCTGTGTCCACTTGAAATTGAAACTGATTAGTACCATGAGGAATCACTCCAGCTACTTCAAAATAGTAAACATCATAAGTATCATCAATACCAGTAGTAAAATCAAATGAAGATACACCATCATCAGAATCAGTCATTGCTTGATGTATTGATGTTATTTTTATTAATCCACCTGCGCCTGCTGTATCACCATAATCTACATTATATTTAATGTCTTTATAATCTGCCATGGGTCACTCCTTATTTTTCTGTAAGTAACCAGCCTTGAGTAGAATCAACATACACTAATCCAAATGCAGCTCTTTCTGTTCCTACTGTTAGGTCTGCTGATGCTCCTTGAATTTTATGTGAGTTTCTACCTACTGTTATTGCATTAGTATCTGCTGTTGCGGCATAATCTATAATCTGTATATAATCTCCAGCATCAGCACTAGATGGTAATGTCATAGTAATCGCACCACTTGTAGTATTGACTGCATAAGATTTTCCAGCAACCATTGTAGTATTTCCTGTTATAACTGCTGTTGCAAATTTAACAGATGCATTTTCTCTTGCCCTTGTCATATGATTAAATCCTATTGTTTCTTATATTTACTTATTATTTATAAGAGTTTTTTCCCTTTAAACCAACTAGGTAAACCTAAATGTGGTCTATCATCATATTTATTATTCTCCCACTCTAAATTAGACATATCATTATAATGTAGAAATACTTGAATACACATATTACCCTCAAATTTATTACGCCAATGAGATAATTCACACCCAGAGTATATTAACATATCACTAGGATTTAATTTAACTTCTATGTCTTTTCCTTTAGTATCTGTTAACCAAATAGGCCATACATCTCCACCTAAATTTAAAGTAGTAGATACTTCACAAGAATATCTATCAGTATGTTTTTCTAATTTTTCTCCTTTCTCATATAATCTTGCATATGAATATGTGGGTGATAATTTCAATCCTGTTTGTTTATTCATTTTTTGAGTTAGTAAATCTAATACAGTATCCATTGCTATATCTGAATAATGACTATATGACTTTGGACATTGTTCATCACCAGACTTACCCCAATCCTCATCATGTTTAGATATGTAAGTAGTATTTTTAAAAGTGTGATAAACATTTCTTTTCATTTGAAAGTAATCAAATAAAAATAAAGCAACATCCAAAGGTATTGCATTTTTTACGATTTTATATTTGTTCTTTTTGTAACTCATACACTACCCTCATTACTTATCATATAATTAGGAATTGCTTGTATATTAAAATGTATAAATTTAAATTTACCACTTTTAGATAAAATATATTCATGTGGAAAATAAGATGGGAACATATAGAGATGGCCTGGCTCTGGTTGATAATTTACCATTTTATTTTGAAATGAAATATCATTAATATTTTTTTCTGGTAAAGATGTCATAGCTGCACCTTGTCTTGGGTCATGAAATAAAGGATAAGAAGCTTTATCATTTTCTAAAAAGTAAAAACCTGATATGTGAGAGTTTTCGTGTATATGAATTCTATGATGTCCACCACCATCTTTAGCAAACTCTTGAACCCACATACTTTCATAAACTAAAGTATGATTACTTAAATCTGCTCCCCACCTATCTAACAAATTCCAAGCAGTTTCACCTACAAAGTCTACTAGATATTTTAACTTAGGGTCATCTTGAATATTACTAGAATGATAGACATGACCAAAATCAGTGCCAGATTTTTTTAAAGTTTTTTCAACTCGTTCATGTGCTTCATCTAAATGTGGTTTACAAAATTTATTTGTTTTATCAATCCACTCTGGAACTTCTGTTGCAAAGAATGGTGTTGCAAAAAAAGATTCATGTATTTCTTTATTATCTTTCATTATATACTCCTATTTAAATCCTGGCCCTAAGTTCCATTGTACCAATGATAATCTTGTTCCTTTTGTTACTGGTGAAACTCTATGCCAAATATAACTAGGAAAAATTACAATAGAACCTTTTGGTAATATTTCTTTACATTTTATTATTTCACTAGTATTTATTTCACCTGTATTTCTTAAATCAAATTCTAAA